TAATCGCAATTGCATTTGTATCAGAAGAACTACCAATGTTTCCAGCATCAGCAATTACTATATTACCAGTGGTAAGTAAATTTGTAGAAGGGTTATAAGTAAATCCTGTATCTGTTTCTAATCCTTGTTCACCAGTTGCACCATCCACAAAGACAGGATAAACTGTTTCATTAGTAGAATTGTTTGCAATAATTGTAGACGTTGTTGATTGAATAAGGGCACTAGTTGTTAAAAGTGTACCAGATTCATTTGGTAAATAAATTGTTCTATCCGCAGTCGGATCCATAACAGTGAAAGAGGTTTCGTGTGCATCATTAGTTGTACCTTCAAAAATGATTGTATTGCCATAGGTAGGCGTGGCCTGAAGTGTTGTCACATCAGATTGAAGGTTATTAAATTGCTGTCTTATTTGTTCTAAGGTAGAACCAGCATCTATTTGTCTCGCAACAATGGGCATTATTTATTACCTCTTCGTTAATTCTAGCAGCATACTTTTAATACTATGCAACTCTGATTTAATACTATTTATTTCTCTCGTTGCATTACGAATCTCATCTCTTGAGTTTTGTGCTTCATGTGCTCTCTTTACTGCTTTATGATATGCAGCATAATTAGTATTAATAATTCCATGAGAAGCAGTTTCTCTTTCTAAATCAGCATGTCCTTCTACTTTAAGGTGTGTTATCTCTATTTCTTCATCAATTTGCAGTTCACTTTTTATCATTTTATGTTGCCAATGCTAAAGCTCGAAAGTCTTTGATTCGAGGTGGTTGTGCAGAGTTTGTTCCCTGTAACACTACTTTAATTGCAAACTGAATGAAACTATCCAACTCAGTTCCAATACCATCATCTGTAACACCAGCTGTATAGACATACTCTCGTAAATCAGATTGGGTTAGGGATGAGGGTGTAGTTACATCGGGATCAGCTGTTCCGTTAAACATTGTCCAACCCAAATCATCAAAGTTAGATGCATCATCCGTCCTCAAAATCTTATAAAGAACTTTGATTTCAGAAGTACTATGTCGATATCCAGAGAAGAACACTTTTATAGCAGTAGCAGGATTTTCTAGGGTAACACGTTTTGTCATATAGATGGCAGCGTTTTGATCACCCTCTTTACCTGTTAATGCAACATAATCCGTTGTTGGATAAACATCAGATGAAGAGTCAATATTGTTCAGTCGGTTTGCAACTGCTACAAAATTTGTCCTTGATAAATCAATTACTGGTGAAAGATTTTCTCTATCCGAATGCAAGTTCATATCAATATTTAGGGATTTACTACCACCCAAATGGGTTGTTTCATTAATGGGAGAACAAATCATTCTAGTTATATCATGCACGAAATTTTCTTCCAATGGAATAGTAATTGCATCAGACGTAGCTGTAAGTGAGAATGAACTTTCTACTCCAGAAGGACTTGTTCCTGAAGTTCCTCGCATCTTAGTAGAAATAGTAGTATCTGGTAATGCCATAGTGGAGCATAACAAATCAGATACATTGTATATAGCATTTTCTGTTGCTAAAACGGTAGTTCCACCATTACTAGCAACACCTGATCCTCCAATAGTAGGAGTACTGGTAGAAAGTGCAAGTGTATAAGAATCCATACCAATATTTGATATACTAGAAAAGGTTTTATTTACTTCTGTAAGAGGAACACCATGTAGACTATAAAATTCTACGGTTGAACCATCAGCATGTGATACTGCATTTGTTGAACCTTGAGCTCTCGTTACATTAGAGACATTAGTTCCACTAATTGTAGTGTACTTTATAATCTCATCATTAATTTTAATATACCATTCACTACTAGAATTATATCTGTATCGTCCTGTAGTATCATCAAAGTTTGTACCAGACAATAATACTAATGATGCTGATGAAGATGTTATCGCACCATTTAGTGTTGTAGACGCACCAGATTTAACTCCAGATAATGTAACATTATTTGTGGTGTTATACATATGATGATTCTTATGCAATACTCGTAAAACTGCACTACCAGTTGTAAAGATCAATGGGTTAGCGGGCAACGTCTTTGATGGTAGAGTTTTATTCTGCAATGTCAATTTACCATCTTTTCGATCATCAAATCTAGCAACATTCAGTTTGTACTTAATATCCTCCGTGAGAGAAATTGACCAACCCGTATTGTTATGTGATTTGAAATGAACACCCAAATGAGGTTGTTTAGAAACGTGTCTTGTTTTACCTATTTCCCTTTCACCCATTCGAGAAATCCAAATTTTATATTCAATGGAATGAGAGAAAACAACAAAACAATATTCTGTATCTGGTTTTAAAAATACAGGTGAAGGAAACGTAAACTTGGTGGCAACTGTTGCATCATCTGATATTAGAACATCAGCTGCTTGTACATAAGCACGACCAAATGGCATAATCTTTCCGCCGGGATATCCGTTTTCAGTTGTTCGTATCTCAACCCAAGTTGGAAGAACATCATCTTTACTAAAGAAGAATATATCCAAACTTGTAACAAACTGTCCACCTTTCATAGATCCAAGGGCGCCGGTGGTATAATGTTTATTTTCTTTGTTATTTTGAACTGCGAAAGTTTGAGCTAGTGGATCACCATCATCACCACCACCATCGCCACCATCATCACCACCACCATCATCACCAGCATCATCACCACCATCACCATCACCACCATCACCGAAAAAGGGCTGTTGAATCACACTACTTGATGAAGAAGTAGAAGATTCTGTAATAGATGTTGTATCATTTGTACCCCTTCTAACAACTTCAGCATTTCTTGTCGCAATAATGGTTTCTTGTTCAGTTTCTAAAATTCCTTTTGCATAGTAAATTGATTCACCAGCAGTAATTGGTTTGGTGGCACGGTCATTAGTTTGACTTGAAGTTAACCTAAATGATACTTCACCAGTTTGGAATCGTAAATTACCCAACGTCCTTGGATCAGGAATTGTAAATACACCCTCAACCTTACCAGCACCATTTGTAATTAATGGACTACCAACAATAGGAACATTTACAGAACCGTCACTATATTGTGCTTCTTTTGGTTTAACATGAAGACTCACTGCTTTTTCTGCAAAGAACAAGTACATACGAGTGTTGGGATAAAATCCCTCTCCGTCAAATGTAATCTCTTTACTTCTACAAAAAGGTATCATGGCACGTTGAATAATTTTACTACCTTGTGATTCCCTATCAATTTTTTCAAGGACTTGAGTGTTAACACCAGTTCGTGTCAAATCTGACCGTGTGGTTGAAGTAGTTCGTGAATTTCGGGTGATACCACCTTGACCATCGAATACATCATTTGAAGTTGTTGAGGTTGCAACAACACCACTCCACTGAGTCTGCCAAGCGTTCCAAATTGTTCCTAATGCATCTTTGTTCTCATTGAGAAGTGTACTATAGTTACCTTCCACATTAATAACAAGAGCAGGAGCAACTTCGGTTTCAAACCAATTATCACTATCGGGAGATAATGTTATTCTACCCAACCACTGACTAAGCATAACAGGTTGTACACGTTCAACTCTAGTTGCATATGGTTGTTCTGTATATACAACTTCAGTATAAGGTAGAGTAATCAAATCCCCTGTCTTTTGATAATGGGCAGATGTTCTATCAGTATCACTCGAAACTGATTCTTCTAAGTCAACTCCCTTAGAGCAATGCATAGGACGTAGAGTATTATTAATACCATCTATTGAAACTTTATAATCAGGATGTTGTGTATCACCAACTTTATGTCCTGTAAAGTTATCAACAATAAAACCAGATTTAAATCTATTTAATCCATTCGAATCTGTAACCTCAAAGGATTCTGCATCTCGTTCTAGAAGAGAAAGAGAAGTATAGTACTCTAAATTTTCTACACGATCTTGAAGTTTACCAATATCCCTCATAGTAAACCGCTGATTTTTCTCTCTAGTAATACCAACGTCTTGTGGTGTGAATGTATATGCAGGCAAAGCAATTTCGCAAAGCTTCATCATCTGATCTGGTTCTTTTGGTTTTTCTGGAATCTCAGAAGAAATTCCTTTAGTTACAATCAACGTCCCATTTTTATCCATATGAACCAGATCATAACGAGGTAAGTAATATTCAAAATCACTTTGAACTGTTGAGTTAGGTTTCGGCCAATGAGTTGTTGATGAACCTGTTCCATCGAACTGTCGATTAGTAATATCAAACGAGTTTCCTGTAATCTCATCTACCACATCTACACTACTGACCGCACCAGTAATATCCTCACATCTAGGACGGAAATCAAATACGTCATAGAGAGGAAATTCACCAGAAGGTTTAGGTAAATCTGGATCAATCTTAGAGGCACTATATGTTGGAATATCTTCGTATGTCATCTGATTAGCAATATCAGAATATGAATCGACTGTAAAAAATGCACCAGCACCGTGTTCCAAATAATCATGAACTACTAACAAACGTCCAGTTGGAGCAGGACTCCCTGGCTTTCTTTCTAATCGTCCAATATCATAATAGTTATCTCGTTGACCAGTATCTAAAACATATCGAGTAGTGATAACAGTAGAACCAGTAGTGACTGAAGAAATAGTACCTTTAGCACCAGATTTTTCACCTGTTACTATTTCTGCAACTGCAAAAGAAGATACAGAAGTTTGGACAAAATTCATTGGAGTTGATATGTCAATAATTCTTGCAGCTGCACCAGTAGTTCCACCAGTGATTCTCTCACCTTTAATAAATGTTCCACTTGTATCTGTTAATTGAAACTCTGGAGCTACCGCATCGGCACTTGTACTTTCACTATCATAAACTGCGACTAACTTAAACACATCAGCACGACCAAGAGATATAGTTTGATCTGTGGGTCTTGTACCGTAGGCATGTGTATCACCTTCGATAACTTTAAGTTGTTTCATTAGTTTTGTTGTTTTGGTTTTTGCACCAACAGAAGTTTTAAGAAGAGTTGCAAGAATTTTAACTTTTGCACTACTACCCAAAATTGAGGAATCAGTAATAGTAAGAGTTCCACTACCTGTACCAGAAGTTTTTCCAGTCAGAGTAACAACATCACCTTGAACACCCGAACCACCACCAGCAGTAAGGATTGACATAGTATAATCCCCTTCTGCAAATCCAGCAAAAGTTTCACTCGTACCAGCGGAAAGAGTAACAACACCAGAAGAATTTGTTGTTCCAACAAACTGTTTTCTTAATGTGTATTGTGAATCACTTGCACCATTATTTGTTCCCGTCAAATGAGTTTTAACTGTAGACTTAGGAAGTTTAATAATCGACAAATTCTTTTCTGTATCATACAATTTTGCACGATTACGAATAATGCTAGAAGTTGTAATAGCATCTGTAGTTGGTGCGGCAGTAAAGGAGATTGCAGTTGCTGTGACTGCATCTACAATTCGTTCTTCCGTTGCACCAGCAGTACCAGTAGGAATAGTAACAACATCCCCTATCTTAACTTGAGATGTATCATAACCAGACACACCAATAAGATTATCCGTTCCACTTGTCTCTGTACGATATGTACCAGAAATAGTTAGTGTAGAATCTAGTGAAACATCACAAGTAAAATCTTGTCCAGAATCAGCACCAGTATCTTGCATATAAATTTGTTTTACATCAGCAAAGGTATATGATACCAGAGATGAAATTGTTAAATCTGCATTACTACTATTTTCTACAATATCATCTGTTTCAGTAGAGTCAGATGCAGTAATTTTTTCTCCGGCAGAAAAAGTTCCCGATACGTTTGTCAGATTTACATTTGTACTAGAAGTTCCTTCGGCAAATACCCAACCTGTCGCTTTAGAAGTTACACCTTTAACCTGTACTCCACCGGCAGTATGATTTGCAATAAGTGTAGCACTTGGTGTTCCACTAAGAGTTAATTTTGTAAACGGACGAATATCAAACAAGAACAATCTATATTTTGATGTTGCATTAGAAGATGTTGAACCAGCAGTACCAGAGTCATACGACATAGTTCGTACACGGGCAGCACCAATCAATGTACCAGCGGCAGTTCCTCTTGTTGCTGTGCGTGTATTATATAACTTACACACTTTATATGCAGTTGTCTCACCTGATACAAAATCAACATCAGGAGAACCGTAAATTTTTGTAATCTTTGCATAGTTACCCATATTAAAGGTTGACACACCAGCATTGACTGTATTAAATTCTCGAGCTTTATCGATATCTAGAATACGAGTAGATATTTGTTCGATCTCATAACCAGAAACATAAGCTTTACCAGGCGATAATTTTAATGCAAGTTTTGATGTAGAAGCAATTCCACGATCAGAAGTTTTCTGTCCATCAGTATAGTAACCAATATTGTCATTAAGTGTAACACTTTCCGATACTTCAAATGTAAATGGGCGGACTGTGTAGTTACCAGATTCATCAAAAGTTCTTCGTGCCATAGTTTGTTCAATAGCACCAAATTCTGTCCTTCTAGTTTCGTCAACTACGACAGAATTTTCAGTTCTCATTAATTCAACAAAATCTGAATCATCTGTTGACTCTAGAGGAATTGCATGAATTGTGGCAGTGATTTTAAGTCGATGAGCACCCTTCGCAGCAAAGTTTGAAGAACCAGTAGAATTATCCAAAAGACTACTATCTATTTCAGGAGTAACAACTTCTTCTTTAATTTTAAGTCCAATCCTACCTGTGTATAAATGTTGTTTAGACTCTCCTATTCGAGAATTGGAACCAGCAATAGATTCCAATACCACTAACTTTTCTTCTACATTTACAAAGGTTCCTCGTATATAATAAATTCCCGCTTCAAGTTTAACAGCAGGCCGCACCAGTACCATTTCGGTGGCGGTTTTAAGTTTAATTTGTTCTGCGGTTTCACCTGTTAGACTAATTATATTAGCATTATATTCTGAGGTGTGTGTGATTGAAACATTAGCAGAGAATGATTCCCCTACCGAAAATTTTCTATTAACTTTTGTGAGTTCTGTAGCACTTGTACTGTCTAATTTTGTATCTTTTCCACCAATAAATTGTACATAAAGTTTTGCTGGTTGAGTTGTAGTGGCTTCTGCATATGCGAATACTTTTGCACTAACCCCACTTGTAGCACCCGTTATGATAACTGGTTTAGTCTCATTTACAAATTGTGAGAGGTTAACATCTTCTCCACTAAAGGTAGTTTGTACACGAACCATGAACAGTCCAGTAACATAGGACAGCTGACCAGGCACCACCATTGCACCATCTTTGAAAAGATGGTCACCAACCGTAGATATTTTATTTTTCAGAAGAGATTGAATTTGCGAAAGTTCACGAGCTTGTACTGCGAAACCAGGCCGAAACAAAATATTCTGGAAGTTTTTTTCCTCATCAAAATCATCATAATAAGGGGATACGTTTAAATCAGTTTTCTGTGTCATATCTTAAAATTCCACTACTAGTTTAATATCTTCCGTTTGATCAGAAGCACGACTAATCGGTTTCCTGTTTTCTACATATATAATGTTTCCACTATCTGGATCCAATTCTGGATTAGCATAACCATTTGTAAATGTAATACTTCCTCCACCGGCAAGAGTTATTGCGGCATCAGCACTTGCATCTGGTGTTCCTGATGCATTAGAAGTTGCACCAGTTACGGCATTTGCACCAGAGAATGCAATAAAGGCACCGACAGAAGATGTTCCATAATCTCCAAATCGTTCTTGTTGATAATAGAGAATGTTATTTACTGCATCCCACTCTACTACCTTACCGATTGCACCTGTGGTTGTTTGAGAAATTTTTTCATCTGGATCGAAAGTTCCTGATGTACTAGTTAGTTTTAATGAAGCTGTTTGTCTACGAGTAGAAGCGGATGCAATTGTTGTTGTCCCATAATTATATGGGTCGATTACAAGTCCAACTCTACGGAAATCATTTTTAGTTGTAAAGTCATCACCTTCTGCTTGGGTTAATGTAGTGTTCATCATAACATAATGTCCACCCAATTCTGTAATAGCATTGTCACCATGTCCACCTTTAGGACCTGCCTGTACACTAACAACACCACCCGAACCACTTCCTACAGAAGATGCACTTGAAAGAGATGTATCCGAAAATGTATAACCAGTTCCCAAATTAACTGTACCATATGTATATGCAGCACCAGCGGCATGAATGGTTGTATCTGTTCCAGCAGTAACACCAAAACCTTGAATTGCACCAGAAGCAATTGTTATACGAACAATTGCACCAGTAGCCGTTCCTTGGTTTGTACCATCTCCATAAATTGCGGCATAAAATGTACCATCGGTATATCCTGTTCCACCTGTAATAACCAAAGATTCAATTGAACCATCAACTGCGGCGGCAGAAACAGTAGAGTCTGTACTAACAGGCATAAAGTCTGTCGTCAAGTACTTTTCAATCTCTGTACTTGTCAGTGAGTACATGTATTTAAGAACATAACCACCCAATGTGATTGTAGATGTGGATGTAGATGTTGGTTCAATACCACTATAGGCAACTCCATTATTATTGTCAATAACTTTGTATACACGATAATCAGAAGTCATAAAATAAAATGACGAACTGTATAAATTTGTTGCACCCGAACTAGCAGTATTCGACGAATTAATGTTATCTTCATACTGATCGTAAATAATACTGTTCGTCCAATTTCTACGAGGAATTGCATAAGTAATATCTGTGGTTCCGATTTTCTTGGCAGCAAGCATATCGTCCCAAATATAAAACTCATCGGCAGGCGAATCTGAAGGGGTAGGTGGAGCTGCATCCGTCCCACCACTTGTCCCTGTCGAATAAGGTGTTGATTTACCCAAAAATAGGTAATATGTATTGTTCGCAGTTTCACTAAACGATTCAAAGAACTGATTCGCATTGTGCTGCTTAAATTTTTCTGTTATGATAGCTGCCATTTTTTATATCCTCTTATATCCTCGTTTATATTTATGCATCTTATGCACCAGCTGTATGACATGTTTTTAATGTGCTACCGCTTGAATTTTTAATTAATAGTGTAGATAGTGTTTTAAGTTGATTTTGACCAATCGAATCAGCGGCCATATTTGATTCAGCAATTGTTCCGGCGGCAATATCAGCTGAGACGATAGTTCCATTAATTATTTCATTAGTACTAACTGAATTATCAGCCATTTTAGCGAGTGTGATTGAATTACTTGCGATATCGGCAGAAACTATTGTTCCATCCACTATCATTGCAGATGTGATAACATTTGAATCACCAGTAGTAATAAGAGTACCAGTTGAATTGGGTATTGTAATTGTTCTATCAGCGGTAGGATCTACAACAGTCAATACTGTTTCATATGCATCAGCTGATGAACCTTCAAAAATAACAGTTGCACCAGTACCAAGTTCGATATTACCACTTGATAAAACTGTACCCGTTACACTTATACCAGCAGATGTAGTAGCAACTTTCACCGCATTATCATAGTAGAGAGTAACAGCACCATTGTTAGCCGCAGTTATATAATTTTCGGCAAAGGTAGAATTAGTAAGTTGAAAATCATCTGCACGAAGACTTAAATTGCCTGTGCCATTATCCTTAATAATACTATTAGAACCGTCATGATAAATTTCTAGATCATCACCAGTACCAAATCTTGCTTTTGCGTTATCTGCAAACTCCAAAGCATTATCAGATTTATCCCAAACAGCATTATACGCAGCACCAATAAAAGTGAAATCATCACCATTGGCCGTTATACTGGAAACTAATGCGGTTCCTGTTCCCAAAAGATTATATAATTCACTGAAGTTAGAATTGACTTTAGTACCGCCTGCTCGTAAACTATCTCCTGTGCCGTCATCTGCGGCGGAACCTAATCCTACTGCTTGATATGCCATTTATTTCTCTCCGTGTAATTACTATTATTTATAACGGTTCGCATAGCTTATGAACCCCCATCACCAAATACTCTGTCAAATGTGAATGTTTCACTATCAAAGAACCCATCTGTTCTATCAAATGTTTCTGGTTTATCAAGAACAAATACTGGATAAGAACCAGATAATGAATTATATGTTCCTCTCTCAAAATCAATATATCCACCAGTTTCTAGCAGAGTAAATCCACCTTCTGGTGTTTCTGGATGTAAATCATATGCACCACGTTCACCTATAATATTTTCACCAGCATCTAATCCACCAGCATCAACATTGTCTATAAGTAAATTATCACCATCCTCTAATATAAACGTAAGGGTTTGAGTTTCATCTTGTATTGCTACTCTTCCTCTTGTTCTAATATTTATCTTAGCAGGTCGAGTGAACGTAACCCATTTAGAATCTTCTTCATTTTCTGGTTGGAAAGTACCTTCATCATCACCGTCATCTAATTGGAAACCAGTATTCTCGACAGCAAAGCGACCACCTATCTGTAATCCTGTTCTTACTTCTAACTCCAGATTACCAGAATTGTCTTCCATTCTGAAAGTATCACCCTCGTTTTGACCATCTAATGTATCTTCTGGAACAATCTTCTCTGTAGACAAAGTACCATCTTCTGATAATATTGTTGATGGACGTACAAAGTCATTAACAGTTGCTGTGTGAACAAAATCTGGTTCTGTGGTAAATCTAATATTACCAGCAGCAGGAGTACCTTCAATAACAAGATTATCCCCCGCTTCTGATATAAGATCGAATATATCTTTATATGCAATATCAGTAAATGATGCATTATAATCTATATTAGGATTACTCGCATCTTCCAATTGCATTAACGAACCCATATCAGCAACCGTATCCTGTGCATGTTCATGAACATGTCCATTAAGAACAAGTCTATCACGCATAGTAGTAGGACCTGCTATCCTGTAACCATCTTCTAATTCTATTCCACCAAATTCTGAAGTTGTTGTTGCTGGTGATGTAGAGAAATATTGAAGTCCAGTTGACGAAAATGGAGTTGGTTTTGGTAATACCATTTTTGCTTTAAGCATACTAATCAACGTAACATCTCTAGTTGAAGATGGAGTAAGTGCAGCTAGTTCGTATGCAAGGTATCCTCCTTGTTCTCTTTCTAATTCAATCCTACCATCAATACTGTCTTCTAAAATTATTTTTTCAAACAGTCCTTCACCCACTCGATAATCTTCAGAAACACCTAATCTACGCTGAATAGTTGAAGTAAATGCAGCTTCCAACATAGAAGCAATTTCTGGTGTAAATCTAGTATCACCACCATAATCTACAACATGTCCCGCAGCAGGAATATTAATGTTTGCAGCAACCGAACTTGCAAGGTTCACCTTACCAAAAGGAATAAATCCTGATGGATGTACTGTACCTTTTAATTCTTGTAGATAATCAGTTGTTGATTGACCAATCTTAATCTCATAAGAAAAGTCTTGATAGTAATATGAATCTTGTAATCGAACTGTAAATTCACTAATTTGATGATCCGTAGTTGAAAAGAAACCGTCCTTTGTACTAACTGATCCTAATATCGGTGTGGCAGATGCCAGATCGGCAGTCTGAATTATACCAGAACCTCCGTCCGAATCAATAATATGTTCATTAATATATGGTCGTTTTATTTCTGTAATAGCATAACTATTGGTATCTGTACCATCTGCATCTGTACCATCAAGTAGAATATCGTCCAACCCATAGATTTCAGTTTCGTGAACCATGAAGGATGGAGATGCGGCAGTATGATCTTCTAAATTAATTTGTTGTCCAACGTCCTCATTAATAAGACGATTCCCATCTTCAGTTGTAAGGAATATTGTTTCAATATTACCATCTCTAAAGAAATTATCTATACCAATTACATCAACCTGTGGATGTTCTGTCTTTGTGAAAAGGTATTTGTTATCGGTAGAAGCAAGTGAAGGCATTAAAATACTATCTTCAAGTAGAATTTCACTACCTTCATCTGTTCCATCACCATCTGTACCAGAAATAGTTATTCTATCACCACCGACAATAAATCCTCTGATTTGGGTTGCTACATCATTAGATGAAAGTTCTTGTGCAAGATATAATTCGTTTGTTGCAGAACGAATTTCACGCATCGTGGCGGCGAAAGAACCAGTTCCATAAAAACTTCCACCTTCTCTTCGCATTCTGCCAGGAGAGCCAGGTGATGCATCTTCAAGTGCAACACCCATACTTCCTGTTCTAAAGGTATTCATATAAGTTTCGGGAGTATCAACAGCACCAAATTCTATTCTATTTGTTTCTGCATTTTCGATTACATTATCTGCAATCATACATTCACCATCAGTGCCAGGAAATTCTTCTAACTGAAATTTGGTTGTAAGACTACCAGATGTCTCTTGAATAAATCTTTCATTATCCGTTAACTCTACTGCCAATATATTTGTGATGGGATCAAAGGCTTTAACAGTACCAGGCTGTGTAGTTAGAGCAGAACCAATAGTAAAAGACCCACTGACATTCCGTACTATAAATCTTGCAAGGAAAGAAACAGGGGGTGTTTCATTATATGCAAATCCACCATCCTTTAGAGTGATGGAAAGAACTCTTCCTATATCAGTCGTATTTGCATATAAACTTGCACCCGTTCCATTTGTAGAAGTAACACCTACTACTGGCATAAGAGTAAATCCATTACCACCATCGGTTAACACAATCTTCGTAATCTTTCCGATATCAGCTGAAGGTAAAGAAGCTTCCTCTAATACAATCTGTCTATTTGCATCTGAATATAAATCAGTAAGTTGAATCTCACCCTCATTTAATAGAGCACTGTTTTCATCTGTACTAGAACCGTCAGTACCCTCTAATATAATTCCACTATTATTGTTTGCAAAGTTGACATCAGTACCATTTAGTGCCATAGTAGGATGTTCTATACGGGACGTTGTTCCGTGCTCTTGAATTAAATAATCATCATACCCATCAAGATTATCTGTATCTTCTAATAGAAAACTACCACCAACAACAGACACTTCTCCAAATGGAGTTGTAGATTTAATCTCTGCTGCATTTGGAGTAAATGTTAATTTATCCCCAACCTCATATCCAGTACCACCAGATTCAACAAAAATTTTGTTTAATCCACCTGTCCCTACTTCATCAACAACTGCTTCCGCAAAACCATTACCTACAGTAGTATCAACTGTAATAGAATCACCTTTTTTATATAGAATACCATCATTAGTAATTGTCATTCCAACAACAAACTGGTTAACAACAAAACTCATAGCTTTATCTTCTGTTAAAGAATTAACATTAATAATTTCTTCATTAACGAAAGTACCACTTATACTATCTGAATCAAGAGTAAGTTCTGTAACAGAATACAATCCTTGCTGAAAGGCAATCGCAGATACTACATTTGCAAAGGCTCCAGAAGTTCCACCCGTAATTTTTTGTCCTATAATTGCATCACCAGAAGATCCAGAATTTGCAGTACATCTTATAACGGTAGGATTAACCCATTCCGCTTTTGAATTTCTCATCATGAAACGGTTTGGATATGTTATTTCTGCTTCTTCGTCAAATAAAAGTCTAAGGAATAATTTGTGTCCTTCTGAACTACCTTTTGCAGAATATAAATCTCGAATATTCTTAATAAGATTTCTTTTTGAAATTCCTGAGGCCATAGTGCGAGGAACTGCATTAACAAACTGGTTAACTAATTCATCTAAAAATGTGTCTACGGTATTATCAGGATCACGGAAATCTAAAAGTTGTTGAATATTCTGGATAGGATTTGCTCGATAACCTGTTACCACAGCGGTAGCACCAGAAGTCAGTCCAGTAATTTCTTCTCCAATTATAAATCTTTGTTGTGAGATAATAAAGAGTCGATCATTAGAAACCATATCATCGACAAGAACAGTAGAAGTAGCCAGAGAGGTTACACCTGTAATAGTTTCGTTTACAATAAACTTACCACTTGTTCCCGAACCAGATTCAGTAACAATTCTTTCATCCTGTTCGTCAAGAACATATTGTGTAGATATAGTTTCTTGTAAAAAATGATCTACTGTGGCCGTAATAATTAATTCTGCCGACTCCATAAATTTATAATAATCTTTAAGGAGTTGTACATAAACAGAATGATCTTCCCGAATAAAATCAGGAACCTGTTCATCAATTAGCGGACTAATTTTTGTAGTCAGAGTAGAGTCAAAAGGTGCCATTTTAGTAACTCGATGCTATTGGGTTATGTGGCGTTGCGGAATACGATGACGTTCCTCCTTGATTGGAAACTTCAATAGTATCTACTTCCGCAATTACAGTAGTATTCACCATGTCAAGTTCTAATAGTTGATTTCGTAAAGGAACGATATCTTTAGAATCAGGTAGTGCTGTTATTCTAAATTTTAATGATGCAAGTCCATCAACTGTATTAACACTGGAAATATTAATACCATTAATAGTAATAATACCAGTAAGGTAATCAACTACTCCTGATACATTATCAACATATGTTCTCGTAGAACCCACAAGATAAAACCTTCTAATATTTCCAGACCCGTCATCATCAAAATAGAAAATATCAGAAGTGTTCCCTGTAATCTTAAATCCTGTAGAAGATATAATTCCTCCACCATCTTTATTATGTCCAAGATGAGGATTATATAATTTGTTATTAAATGCTACAGTGTAACTTACAGTTTTTGATACCGTTGGTTCAACATATTTTGCAAGAGTAACATTAATAGAATTACTTGTTATTGATGTGTCTGAATCATCCACAAGTTTTATAACATGAGAATGTCGTAGTGGAGCATTAAATTCTTTCAAATCAGAATTCCCAAAAGATGTTAATTTACTAATTACTTCACTTTTCAATGTATCCTTTGACTTGGTTGTTTTATTTGAATTGTATTTAAATACAGATTGCAAAATAATAAATGTTACTTCTGGATCAACTATAACTGGTGTAATAGATGCTACATTATATTGTTTAAGACTCTTTATAAGATTAGATTTTTCAGAGGAAGTTAAGTTATTTCCAGATACAGATTTAATAGATATGAATACTCTACCATATTCGGGAGTACTCACAACACCCAATGAACTATCGAATGATCCGTCTTCTCCACCAAACACCTGTATAGTTTGAGCAGAAGGATATAACTTTTTAGCATATACCTTATAATCATTTGCAGTAACACAACGACCTTGAGAAGCGTAGTCTAAAGGTGCGAGTAGTTTAATGGAATTAATAGTTTCTCTCTCTCCACCACCACTAGCTTTTGATACAGTAGTAACAGTAACATCCGTTTCACCTTGAATAGAGGCTGCATTAGTAAATCCTGATGCACCATTTGATGCATCTTTGTTGGAAACAACATAAGAAATTATTACAATATTACCATTCAATAGTGATTTACTTACAACTCCATCTCCAAATACAAGTTCAAATTTTCCATTCTCTACCTCTTGAGAAAAATATGTCGTACTACTTTGAGTCAGTTGTGTAATATCTGTTGCTTTTATCCATGCGGTTTGTAGGGAATCGGTAGATGAATTTTGAACTGAAACTCCGATTGTCCTTGTATCTACGCTACTATTTGGAATAATAAATCTCTGTTCAACGTCAGCAGTATTAACAACGTACCTAGTTGATATATAACTTCCTTCGTAAAGTAAAACCCCATTAAACGTGACAGTTGTACCAGACTTCGATGATGTATATTCAGAAGTTGTAACAAAGGTATATGATTGACCATCTACAGTTGCATTAAATTTTGTTCCTATTGGCATAGTATAGGTATCACTAGAAACATTATTCAATGTTATATTAACAGTTGCTGTTGGTGATACTACAGAAGTAGGTTCGTATCCTAAAGTTTTTGCATGAGAAACAACACTAGAACGTAAGGAAGAACTATCCAAGAACATTTCATTCGCAAGCATGTTTGCGTTAAATGCTAGATAGTGAGTGTTATATGCTAGAGTATCCAAAAGTATATTAATACCCGATCCTTCAAAATCGTAATCCGTAAAGGTATCTTGATTTTTTAAGAAGATTTTTAGATTTGATTTGATAGTATCGAAATCTAGTTGGGTAACGTCTAATCTTTTATCTGCCATTATCGTAATCTCTCTAACATTAATTCTATTGTTTGAACATCACGGGGCGCATTTATTATGTTAAATAGTATATTAACGTCAAATGCGTTCTGAGAATATTTAGGTACAACCATAACATCCTCTAATTCGACCCGTGGTTCATAGGTGTCTATAACCATTCTAATTTTTTGTGACAATACTTGAGCCACTACGATAGTCAATGGTTGGAACAACATACCACGAACACCGCCTCCAATTTCTGGATGGAACGGTTTTTCATGGTGGTTCAATAATATTAAATTACGAACCGATCTTTTGATTGCCACAACATCATGGATGATATTAACATCGGACGTTGACGGTTTCCTCGTAAAAAATAAATCTAAATCAGAAAAATGTCTGGTGATTCTTTTAGTTTTATTAGATACTTGGGCATCCGAATATGCATTGTTATTCCAACTTCTCATTTGTACTCCCTGTCCTTCTATTATTTATACTAAACCTCAGAAACATTTGGAAGAGATTGTTCATTAAAGTCAACATCTTCTTCTATTATTTTATCATTATCTGTGATTGGACGAGTAAACTTAGTTTCTAAATCTGTGAGCGAAGTTCCAATAGAATTAGTAAGAGTTTTAACATCAGTTTCAAATGATTTAAACAAAGTATCTGTAGTATCTGATCCCGTAGAAGCTTCATTAATAAGAATTGATTTTCTCACTCTCGTTTCGTAAACTCTAATTCTATTAGCTCTTTGTATGTGTTCTTCAAAATCACCAGAACCATCATTGTAAAATACAGAGGTTCCTTTATCATCAATATTATGTGGAAATCCACTTTGGGATTTCTTAATAAATTCTGCATACTTTGTAGATGCAGTAGATAAAGGAGACAAGGTAGAAGTAATCTTTTGTTCATATGATTCGGATGATGTTGTTGTACTAGAATGTTTCAACTTCTGAGCACTAGTTCCGGCACCCCCAATCAAATGTGTTTCCATAGAACTAATATCAGACAGTCTTGAATCAACAGCAAGAGCATATCCTTCTTTTAACATTGAACCTTTAATCTTTGCATCTGCTTCAGCAAATGCATATCTAGTTTTTGCAGTTACACGACCAGTTGTTCCAGCACTAGCGTCAACCTTTATTATTTCCGCAGCAAATAACTCTGCTGATTTTTTCAAGCGTTTTCCCATTGGAGCATTTGCTTTTTTCATTGCGGCAACGGGTGTAGTAATAGCAGATGCAATATCTTCTACAGAGTTTTTGTCTGGTTGTGATACATTTTTTGCAAGCAAAACAACTGTGCCACCGGCAGCAGGAATAGTCATATTTGGAATCAAATCACATATATCCTTTTTACCAGCAATAAGAAGAGCTGCCCCAATAATTAATTTTGCAAGATCTTTATTTTCGTTAGACAGTGCGACACCAAACTGTTTTATAAGAGTAGCAAGTTTAGCATTATATTGATTAGTACCAATTACAAGTCCAACCAAATCCTTAATTTCTGACTGTAAACTAACATTAGCTATAATAGGTTTTTGAACTAACAACCCCCTCAAATCCAAATCTAATTGAACAAGTCCACCTGTCAAATTAGATACAAGTGCAGATGCTTCAGCCTCAATATCATTTAGAAGTTTCTTCTTTAAATCTTCAAATTGGACTTCTAGTTTATTATAGCCGACATTGGTTCCACAAAGTCCAGCTAGATTAAATTGTGCCATTCTTATCCTCCAGCAAATACATCAGGGGAACCAGAAGCTGAAGCATTAGGAACCCATGAACCGTGGCCACCAGTTGCATCACCTTTACGATGTACTGCAAGTCCATTTGCAAAAACAGTAGAACTACCAGCGGTGGCAGGATCACTACATGCAGTAGTATCTGTTATACGAGTACACTTAGAACTATTCACAAACACATTCGGGGAACCAGTTGCATATGCAGTCTGGTGGAATGGGTTAGGTGTAGGACTAGCATGACCAATATGACTATCGTCACCAACTCTTGTTACTTCTGCCACTGTATTCTCCTATGGGTTCAGATGGATATTCGGTCCACCAACAACGGTGATATCACCACCTGATGTATGGTTCCATGTACTACCTGTCGTTGATACCTTAGTTGTTGCAACATTTTCAGTTAAAGTAGCTTCACTCTTAACATGCATATCGGAAGCAGACTTTATATTAAGTTTACTACCAGATTTGTGGGACATGATTCCTGAAGTAGTACTTACTGCCATATTGTTCTTTGCATTAGTGAGTATATCGTTTCCGACTAATGTAGTAAAATCTTTTTGTATCTGTAATTTATTCTCACCATTAATCTTATAACTTTGATCTCCACCGATAAGAACATCTACATCATCTTCGATTCGTCCCTTAACATTATCATTAATATTAAATGATAAGTTACCAAGAATTTCTTCGTACTTATTTCCACCCTTATTCCAACCAATTTTAGTTCTCAGGTTCTTACCAATATGCTGAGTATAGTCTCCCTCGACTTCAAGAACATAATCACCTTTGATTAACTCTCGTTTTGTTCCTTCAATCGTAACATTAACATCACCAGTGATAAGAACATTAGATTTACCAGCAATAATTTCGTAGTTATCACCAACAACCTTTACTGTCTTAGAACCGTCTGGATGTATCTCATAGTGACTTCCACTACTGTGATATTCCATAAGTCTTTCCGCACCTGGCGTATCATCTATTTCATGTACATGTCCTGCTTCTGATTCAGAAGACTTATTAAACGGGTACATGGAAACAGTATTTGATTTAGGATCAAGTTCATCCCATGTCTGTCTAGCTTCATCTGTACTATCCTTGTCTGTTTCCGTAAGAAAAGGTTTCTTTGCAATAGGAACCTTAGTCTGTTTTAATGCTCTTCGCTTTTTGAGGGAAGGATGAGTCTCCGCCATGGTTCCTCTTGATAAACGACCAGTATCAGGTTCTCCCTCATTCACTGGATACTTACCCTTCGGATCAGAGAACCCCTTACTGAAGTCTGGTTTCTCAAGATTAAAGCCTGGCAAAGACCCCATGATAATAGGGTGCTGTCCTTTTTCTCCGTCTTGAAAGAAACCAATAATCCACGAACCCTCTACAAGAGCTGTGGGTGTTATTCCTAGTCCACCAACAGTAGAACTATTTGTGGGGGCCATGACAGTAGACCACGGTAAATCTGTGTGAGGTAAATCTTCTCGACTGTCAGTATGCCAGCCTAAACATCGGACTCGTACACGCCCCAGCATTTCTGGATCGTCACGATCTTCTACTACACCAACGAACCAGACGAACCCGTCCTTACCCATAAAATCTTGCATATAAAAACGCTCCTTATATGCAACTATTTATAAGGATTAATGAAGGTCGGGGTCTCGGCCTAGTCGTTTATATTCAGACGGAATGTAGTCATATTCTACTACTTCATATTCAATGTCAGGGTAGGTATGCCGTAACTGCTCAGCAGTCACAAGGGCATCATTGTAAGACATTCCATCACATACCAAATCCGTATGGATTATTTTGTATCTTATCATGGTGATTTATTTAGTAAATTTAAATATCTTTAGATAGGTTCGAGTGAACATTTTTAGTGTCCCAATTCAATCGCCATACAATATCTAGATTTCCAGCAACAATAATTCTATCGTGACTGCAAGGTTGAGTACGCACTTCATGGTTTAACCACGCTGGAAATAGAGTGAGCTGTCCATCTACAGGATTAATAATAGTGTCTTTGTCATATACAGTATTAGAAGGTAGTATAAGAGGGGAACATTGTGAGCAGGATTTTACGTTATAAACAAACGCCCAAGTAGAAGGCCAATGTGAATGGGAACGAGTCTCCTGTCCTTGGGAATATACAAGTCCCCAACATTCTCGTATGCCATACTCAATCTCTGCTGGTGTTCCATCGGGAGATGTTCGGCCTGCAAGGGGATTTTTATGTGCAATGGTAATTGCTGTTTGTCCAATTTGATCAATCACTGGTGAGACAGTATGTAAGTCCCAACGAGTACGATAGCATTTCGCCCGTGTTCGTTGTCCATCCTGATCACCTACAGAACGAATAACATTCTCTATATCATTATTATCAAAAGTCTGATGTTCTATAATGACAGGATATGAATTCGTAAATTTACCTTTTCTGGACGAAACATTGTTCGCCATTTTTCTCAGAGCGCTCAATGATATATGGTATCCTCTACATTTTCCTCAAGTTGGTGTCGTGCCATATCAAGTAACTCACGCATATCTTCTTTAGTCAAAACCATCGAATACATATTCAATGCAGTTTGTAACATCATTGCAGATGTGGACATGATAGAAACAGGATCAGAGAAATCAGTCATAGCATTAATTCCTACCATCACTGATGCCTTCGCATGATCTTCCATAGTCTCAGTCGTTGTTGATATCTTTTTCATATGAACTCCCTAGAATGTTTTTAACCACAACGAAGTCGTCAGCGACCTTTTGAGGAATCGTGAAATAAAGAGTGTCCATGTTTTTAGGTTTAACAGGAACATACCTTCTTAATTTCTTGGAATAATAATGAACAATATCATCATTAACTTCCAGATTAACATACGAATCCAAATCAGAACTAACTTCGGAAATGGTTCCACATTTGATTTTTTCGCTATGCTCATCATAATAGCTGACTTCATCACCAATACTATACATACTATTTAGTCTCCAAGACTTAGTTTATTGAGATTATCGAATGAAACCGAAACTATCTCTAGTTCCCGAACCATTACGACCATACCCACTGTTGTAGGCATTCTTTTCCATTCGACGCTGATTCTCTTGTTCACGTTTCGCTACTCCACGATTACATGCAGAGCGAGCACCCTCATTCGCATATCCAGCGCAGCGACCTGACCCGACCTGCGGACGATACGTCACTGGAGGCTGTTGATAGATCACAGTAGTACGAGGGCGATCCATAGATTGTCCCACAGAGGAACCAGAGATCGCACCGATTACCGCACCAAGTGCTGTCGCAGCAGTCTTACCAGAACCTTTACCGAACTGATTTCCTACTACCCCACCAGCGACTCCGCCGATAACAGTACCCATCTGAGAGTTATTAAACCCACCAGAGGTCGCATTACATGCACCGAGCATGAGGAACGCCCCCACAGCAGTGACTATTTTTAGTTGTTTGTTCATGTTATTTTCCTTTCTGAACATCAATTATAGATACATTATATATCAAAGGTCAGCTTTTGTCAAGTAAAATCGACATCAAGTGTCCCTACAATAGGGCATATTATCATCATCCCATGAGTATGTCTCACAACCCATGTCAATAAGTAACTCTATGTCGTGATCTCGACAGACTTTGTTTCCCTTAAACATACGAAACACTGCACAATCCTGCTGCATTCCAGCAGATACCACATTGTCAATTGCACCCTTACCCGTAGTGACCTGAGAAACTACGTCAGCACCAGACATAATAGTGAGAACACTACTAATCCCAGCGCCCGCACATCCACTCACAAGGAGTGAGATCGCAACTATCGGGAGTATTCTTCTCATAACAATATATATAATAAACCTGACAGCAACAGTGTGATTAATACCATACCATGAATAAATCCCCAAAAATATGCATTGATAGGATTCCTCCAAGGAAACGTAGAATCATTGCTCCTATACATATTGGGTGTGTGTCGTGGAGTCATCTTCCTATATCCTTTACATTACTCTTAGTGATTACCTGATATGCACCCTTGTTATATGCGGGAGCAATAGTGAAATTGTGTGGGAGTATTTTTTTCTTAGGAGTCTGTCCTGTAGGAATGTTATTACTCAGGGGAGCAATGGTGCTCTCGACAGGACTCGAACCTGTGACCCACGGCTTAGAAGGCCGTTGCTCTAATCCAACTGAGCTACGAGAGCTAATACCCATCTTCTTTAGGAACTTAGCATGCTTGGCGTCTGCGGCAATAGTTGCTTTGGACTTCTTTTTAGATTTACGCTTGCGAGTATTCGTAGTCGAATAATACACAGGTAGTAATGAATAGCTCATCCGTAGACTCCATGTGTCCAAGTAGAGCTCACAATCAGGTAACAGAGAAACGTCATACTGAAACCGGCTATGCACCCATAGACAAAATCTTTAGTAATCATTAGTGTTCTCCTTTTATATCTCTTACCATTTCACCATCACGAACCACATGCATATGAATCGGGCACATACTTGATTTGATATACGAACGTCCACCATCAATCATATTACCGTTCTCAAACATCTTGTAGTCATGTCGATGGGCACTATACTGTAGATTATCATCATCATCTTCTACAAGCCCAAAATCCTGTTTTTCAATCCTATCAGCATTAGTAATCATTGTCTTCCCACTCATTACGTTATGATAAACACCAAAGTATCTATTACCAAACGTAGGATGGGGAGTGCCACGATAGAAGATATCCATCGCTTGTGCTTCGTGTCCTAGTGCAGACGTACACACATACTTGACAGGAACTCCATCTTTCTCTGTATAGTGTTCGCAAATCTTGTCAGTATCAAAAAGAGGTTCGTGTTTAATCATTACTAATACTTTTCCTCACCCTTGCAATCTTCTGGTCCTTTGTCCATTCACGCAGATAATCATTATCCTTATCAAACAGTTCAAGCATGTCTTCTTCATTCATCTCAACAGTATCAACAATATATTCGCCCATGTATTCTTGAGAGAACTCTTCACAATCGTCGTTAGTAACGGTATCGTTAGACCACTCAATAGCATTAACTGACTTTGATGGATTAAATTTCTGTAGATCATCACGGTGCATTACATAACGCATACGATGTGATGAAATACAAGTGACAACAACATAATCTTTATTTGTCATCAGACTTCCAATCTTTATAATCTTCAAATACCATATTGTATGAAAGGACTTTTGCAACAGCATCGATGTGGTTTTGAATCTCAGCACAATCGGCATCTTTATCCTCATCAAAGATACCCGATCCTGTATAATCATCTGATAATCTTTGATCGAGATCATTTTTTAAACTCGAAAACTGAGATTTAAGTTCTAGAACAAGTATGGCATCAACCTGTTCGTATTCCATTTCAATAGTATGTTTCATTAGTATTCTCCTTGAATCAATGAAAGCTTAGGGGGGTGTTTTTAGCTGGCAGAAAATTTATCATTAGTAGTATTTGTTTCTAGGTTCATATTGCATTTATAGTTTAGCTACCGTTTCGTAGCTCTTAGTCGGCTCACAGCTGACTCGATAGTAGGTGGAGTAGGGGGGAATCGAACCCCCCGTTAGGTAGTGTGAGCTACCTTGATATTGTCTCACAACAATCCCGACTCTCTGATTACTGTCAGCTTCACCGAGCGATCTTCAGTCTTCAGTCCATCAGGATATATATCATTCACGCAACCAGCATCTCCGTTATAATGGTAATGAGTACAGTGTCAGGACACATAGCAATTCAGCAATTTTCGAAACCCCACACGGGACACTGTTCTCATTATAATAGATCATAACATAAGGGTCATCTTTTGTCAACCTTTTTCTTTCTCAAATCGAAGATAATCTTGCAACATTTTCCCTTGCATACGGTATGCTTGTCGTTCCCATGGCTGCTTGCTATAAGCAGTGTCAGTGTGATCCACACCCTTCCAGTACTTGCGATAACCCTTCGCTGTACCATCACCAAAGGTATCTCGCATTGTACCCCTAGCATTCTGCCATACATGCACCATCTCATGGCAGAGGGTCTCTATGAACGCTTCACGTCCATTCTTACAACCGTGGATCTTCTTAGGCATTATAGGCAGTCTCTTGTCGATCTCTATCGTGAAGTCCCTGTCGTTCTCCCCCTCATAGCAGAATCCATACGCACCCTCATTGAGGCACTTATTCAGTTGTATCTCTATCTCAAGGGTTCGCATACGGGATAGTCCTAGCTCATCGATACACCACCATGCCACACTCTCTGAGAGGGCTCTGAGGGACTTCGTACCACCGACAGCTTTGATGTAGTTCATGTCTTTTAGCTACTCTTTATCAATCCAACATAGAGATCATACCAGCTTGGTCACGGTATGTCAAGTCTTTTCTTCATGTTTTCTGCACTTTCTTTGAGATTTCTTTAGAATCTTGTAGCTATGCTCGGATGGTCAACTGATGCATGGGGGTCTCTAATCACATCACCTCTACGTTTATTTAAACCTTTATTCAAATGTTCCGCAAATACCCATGTCATCCCATGATATCCCAATTCACCATCCTAGTGCTAGACGTGTTTCCTCTGGCACACTATCCATAGTGAACGGTGGATCAAACGTGGTGATCACTTCTACGTTCATAGCACCTGTGCCTTTATACCCTGCTGCTGTGATGTCCTCTACTATTGTATCTGCAAATGGACAGAAAGCGCTGGTCAGTGTATGTGTTATTGTGATCCACTTGTTATCCTCATCTATGTCTATACCATATATGAGTCCTAGATCGTATATGTTAATACTGATCTCAGGGTCGAATACTTCTTTGAGGTTGCTTATTACGATGTTCTTCATGTTCTTTTATACTTATCTGGCACTTTTCCGATTCCTACTATGCGATCCCATGCACGTTGTGTGTATGTGGATTTGGGGTGTATGTCTATGATTTCTGAAATATGTCGATTGCACCCTATGCATATGTCATCCTCATTCAGCTTGCATATTCCTATACATGGGGATGTGGTGTCGGTCAAGGTCAATTCGTTCCGTGTGGTACATCGTATGACATGTGAGGTGGTCCGAGCGCTCCATCGTTACATGTAACGGTTATGAATAGGAATAGCGGGGAGAGGTCTAACTCTATGAATATGTCTTTTCTTCCTTGGGATAACAGGTACAGCGATTGTGTATCATATGCAAGTTCTTCTAACTGTCCCATGCATTTGTATGGTACTTTAGCTGGGAATTGCATGGCGTGTACCAGTTCGTGTACCACTATTGAGTCTGATACAACGGAATCCATGTCCTTTATGGATGGATTCAGGAATATTCGATGATTGTGATGATCGTATAACCCTAGAGTGTTGTTTTGTATTTTAGAGGATGCATCCATATTGCGAATTTCTTTGCAAATCTCAGGGTGAATAGACTCTCCTGGCAGGTCGCATCCGTACAGTAACAGCTTCATTGTTCTTCCGTCACTATATTCGATTGATGGTGAAATGGAGGGAATTGGGAGTCCTGTTACGGTCGATATCCATATCATCATTGCGGTTATTACTGCGCTAGTAGGAATCATGATTGAGGTTTCCCTTCGCACATCACCATGTGGACTCGATTCGGGCCTGCATTGAGA